GTCCGCCAGCGGCAGACTGTTGTCGATTTCAAAGCCCTTACCGCTGGTGACAATCTTGTCGAACAGACGCGCCCGCACCGCCGCCTCGTCCAGACCTGCAGCGACATACTCGGCGCTGAATTCCGGCAGCCGCGCAGCCACGCAGAGGTCGTTTACCGCCTTGGCGCGCGCCAGACCGGCTAAAACGATCTCTTCGCTTTCAAGCTGGGTTGACTTGAGCAGCGGCTCGACCAGGTCGCTGATGCCCGCCGCCGTGCAGCGCTGAGTGACCATCAATGCCAACTTGGCCGAGTCGACTACTGGCGGCACCAGCGGCGGATCGACAGGATCAAGATCAGGATCCGCTTCAGGTGGCTCGTCGAGCTGGGCCAGCAAATCAGCCGGTGCGTTCTGGAATCGTTGCAGAACCGCGCCTTGACCGAGACAGGCTTTGACCTTGACGCCGTCGCCCACTTCATCGGCCAGCCCCAATGCCACCGCTTCGTTGGCGGTCAGCCAGGTTTCAGCCGCCACCAAACGCCGCAGTTCCACCTCATCAATGTCGGGCGCTTTGGCCTTGTACGCCGCGATGATGGCTTCCATGGTCTGGTCGAGAACGTCGGCCACCTTGCGGAAGTCTTCAGCATCACCGGCGGCGTATGTCCATGGGTTATGGATCATCAACATCGCGTTGGAAGCGATCACCACGCGGTGGGCACCGCACACAGCCACACTGGCCGCACTCGCTGCCAGTGCATCGATCCGGCCGGTGCAGCGTTCGCCCAAACGCGACAGCGCGTTATGCATGGCCAGACCGTCGAACAGGTCGCCACCGATGCTGTTGAACGCGGCCACCACCGGTGAAACACCGTCATCCATGGCGCGCAGATCCTGCACGAACTGATTCGCAGTGATGCCCCACGCGCCGATCTCGCCATAGACGAAGACTTCGATCACTCGCTCGGTGGCCTCGCCGCTGGCATGAACGGCGTACCAGGTCTTGTCCTGTACCTCGACACGTTTGCCGGCGCGGTTGTAAATACGCGGTTTCGCGCTCTTGCTCATGGTTGCTCCTTGTCGTCGGTGTCTTCGACGGCATCCAGGGTGTTGTAGTTGAGGCCCAGCGCTGTGGCCCGCGCCAGATCGGCGGCGTTTTCAAGATCGACCGTTTCGGCGTCGTAGCCGGTGCGCAGCACCATCTCGCTGCGAGAAGAAAACCCGGCCTGTACTTCCATCCGGCGTGCCTGCACGTCCTGTACCGGCTGGATATAGGCCCAGCCTTGTGGCACCCAACGGGTACGCAGGTACTGGCGGCGTTTCTGTGCGTAACCGTCCAGCACCAGGACTCCAGACAGCACCGCCATGTCCATCCACGCCGCCCGTACAGGACGGCAGAGCTGATGCACGTACACGCTGAATTGCAGTTGTTCCAGGCGGCGCCGAAACTCGTTGAGCACCACCCGCAGCGCTCGGTCGTTGATACCGCGCATGTCGCCGGTGAGGATCTCGTAAGGCGTGCCAGACCCCGCTGCCGCAGCCATCAGTTGCTGACGCATGAAGTCTGGGTAGTTGTTGCCAGCGTCTGGCGGTTTGGAGAACTCAACCTCCTCTCCTGCCCCCAGCTCCTGCATCGTGCCGGGTTCGAGCGCGACCATCGGAGTGAAGCCGTCGCGATCAAGATCCAGCAACGCGCCGGTGACGGGATCGCGGGGCGTCTGCCCCGAATCCGGCGCTGGCCGCTTGATGAAGCCAGCGAACAGGTTGGCCACTTCCTGCCGGAACAACACCGCGTCGTCGTAGTTGTCGAGACTGCGCAGGCGCTTGAGCACCGGCGACAATCGCGGCACACCGCGCAACTGTCCCGGCTCGACCGGTTCGAAGATGTGCAGCACCTGAGTCGCCGGCACGCGAACCAACTGGTTGTACCCGGCGTTTAGCGAGGCCGCGTCACGCGGATGTGACAGGTACATCCAGTACGCCACCCGCTTGCCACCGGGAGTGAACTCGATACCGGCGCGGATGACGTTGCCGTTTTTTGTGCTCTCGAATTTGTCGTGCGGCACGAATTCCGGCGCCAGGATTTGCAGCTGCAGCGGAACCGCCAAACCTTCATCCAGACTGCGAGGACGCAACCGGACGAAGCACTCGCCCGATGTTTCCACCGTACGCGCCACCAGCGCCTGCTGGCCGTAGAAGTCGGTACGGTCATCCGCATCCGACTCATCGACCCAATCTCCCCACAGCTCCTGGAGCAGTTTTCGCAAGGCATCATCATCGGTCGTTGGCCGAGGCGTGATGCCGGTGCCAATCAAATTGCTGACACGCTTGTCGATGACGTTGAAGGCATACGGGTCATTGCGAACCGCTGCCCGAGAACGCGCCCGCAGGTTGCGCAGGGCCGGGGTGTTGATGCTGTTGATCCCGTTGTCGGGCGCGTCCCAACCAGCGGAGCGGCGCCCTTCTCCAGCGCCTTCGTAACTGGCCTTGATGTTGGACGGCAGGACAAATCCGTTACGGGTCAGCGTTGGGAAGTGTCGGGCCATCAGACCCCCTTCCCTGCGTGGTACAGCCGGACCACACGTGAGCGTGGCCCGGCGGCGCTGGCAAGTGACGAGCGTATTTCTTCACGCGCCTTGAGCAGTTCATCGACCGTGCGGTATTCCACGGTGCGGTCGGTGTAGCGCACAGTTTTCTCACCGCGAGCAATGGCCGCCTCAACCGCGTCGAGGTGCTTTTTTGTAAAGGACATATCAGCGTCTCTTCAGATAGCCGCTGGCAGAGCTGCGGCGTTGAGGGGGGGCTGCCGGTCGTGATTGTGTAACCGGTGCAGCGGGTGGGGGTTGGGCTTGGCGTACAGCAGCGGGCGCCGGTGTTTGCTCAGCATCAAGTCGCTCGCCCTGAACTGGCTTGATGCTCAAGGCATCATCGAACAATCCGGACTGGGCCAGGGCTTGTCGCACCCTGTCCCAATCGTGTTCCTGATAGCGGTTGACGCCGAGGTAATGCGCCATCGCAAGGCAGTACACCATCAGGTCGAGCGCTTCGTTACGCTCAGCCTTGCCTTTCACCCATTCGATGCGCTTGTGTCCGCGCACGTAGCGCACGACTTTGCGTTCGGCGACGCACTGGGCGAAAAACTCGTCCGGCAGGTCGTTGGCAAAGTGCAGCGATCCCGGACCGTCCGGGAATGGATAGCGGTTGTAAATCCAGTCCTTAGCGGTGTCGGTACCGACGAACCACAGCTCGGCGCCGTTACGTTCGGTTTGGCCCTTCCATGTCACGTCAACCATGGACGGGCGCTGTGCAATCACCGGTCGGCCCGGCTTGCTCGCGCCCTTGATGGCGAAGATGTTGCGCCAGCGACGGACGCGGCAGAACTGGTAGACCTCATCGGTGTGATGACCACCAGAGTCGACACCCACGGCGAGAATCGCTAGACCCACACCGCAGGGATGCCGGTAACGAGCCTTGAGTTTCTCGTCCAGGACAGCCCAGGTGCGCTCGTCTGCAGGATCGCCCCAGATGATCTGGTGGTCGACCACCCAGCGCTCCATGCCGACGCCAAAGCCCATCACCATCAGTTCCAAGCGGTTGGCCTGGACGTCGACGGCGCCGGTCAGCATCAACACACCGGCAGGCATCGCACCGAGGGTGTAAGTCTCCAGCCGCGCCCGAGCGATCAGCACTTCCGCCTTGGTCTGTTCGAGCGCACTGTCCCAGACCTTGGCCAGACGAGTGTTGTAGAACACCTGCATCAGGCTCGTGTCACCTTGAGCCTGCGCTTTTTTGGCGTCTTCAAACTCCTCGGCAAGGCCGGCCCAATCCATCCAGCCGGTCGGCGAATACAGCGCGTTGAGATGAAAGCCAACGGTTTTACCGTCGCCACCCGCATGGGCGCGCCACTCGCCTCGGGCGAGCATGTCGCTCTTGTGGTGTTCCTCGATCAGCACGTCGCATTCAGGTGCTGCGCACTCGTAATGCACAGTGCTGAGGTCCTTGCTGTAGTGCAGCCGCTCCCATTCCAGCACCTGCATATGACCGCAGGTGGGACACGGCACGTAGTAGTGTCGCTGGTCGCTGGACTCGAACAGATCCGCAATTCGAGAGGCGCCCTTGATCGTTGGCGAACTGGAAAAGTAGATCTTGGCGTTACGACCGAAGTTGGTCGCCCGCGTCTCTGCCAATCGGATGGGATCACCCTCCTGACCGACATCGTTCTCCCAGCGATCAACCTCATCGCCGTAGATGTAACGCGCCGACAGCTCAGAGAGGTTGGCCGCAGAGCCGGCCGTGGTGACGTATAGCGAACCACCCTCGAATTCCTTGGTGTCCATCGTGTTGCGTGCGTCCCGCGAGCGGGTAGCCGCGACCCGCTCGCGCAGAACGGGGGTGGCCTTGATGGTCTTGCTGATCCGTCCCGACACCCGCTTGGACAGGCCAAGGCTGGGGAGCAGCGCCAGGATGTTCGACGGTGCCATGTGGATCAGGCCGCCCATCCAGTTCAGGGCGATCTGCGTTTTCATCAGTTGCGAGGCCACCATGGTGACTACGCGTCTGCAGGGGTGAGCCGGCGACAGGCAGCGCATAGGCTCACGGGCGTAAGGTGTTCGAGAGGTGCGGTACTGGCCGGGTTCAGGGGCGCCGGTGTCGCGCGGGATTCGCATGTACTCGTCGGCCCATTCGTCGATCCAGAGATCTGGGTCGGGGCGCAGTCCACGGAAATAAGCCTCACGGTACACCTCTGCACCGTCAGGAAATTCCGTGTGCATGGGTTCAGTCCGTTGTCATGGCGTGGTCAAGATCTGCCGAAGAGAGCCGCTCGGCTTCCTCCAGCGTTCGACGGAAGGTGGCTGTCAGGTGCTTTTCGATCAGCCAGGGATCGGTCATGGCCGCAAGGTCGTGGGACAGTTGCGGCAGCGGACCGAACAGTTGGTCGCGCAGCAATCGGCCGGCGTTGTAGGCGCCGGTTTCTACCGCTTCCTTGGAGACCAGCGAGCCTTGAGCTTTGCCTAGTTCGATCTCCGCCAGCTTGGCCATGTTGTGTTCACGCAGGGCGCGGGCCTTCTGGAAGTCGGGCTGCTTGCCATCGCTGGTGAGAACCTGCGGCGGCGCAGCCATGGAAGTCGGCTCGGTCTGGGTCGACAGTTGGCTGTAAACATCACGCTGAATCCGGTCTTGTTGGTGCCGATCAGCGACGGCGGTTTTGCTTGGGTCAGCGGTGTCGCGAATCAACGCTTCGCTGGCCTGCACGTCCACCAGTTTTCCGTCCGGCGTTAGCACCAGGCGGTTGTTGTTTTTCAACCAGGTGATGTAACTCGGCGCCCTGCCGATCCGCGCCGCGAAGGCGCTTTTTGACAGGTAAGTTGGTTCTGTCATAAGCCCTCCTTTCAACGGCTTTTCAATGCAGACCTTTCAATTTCAATGGATTGAATTTCAGTAAGCTGGGGGCGCTCCCGCTAACACTTTCCCGCGGGTTTCCGACCCCGTGTCCTTCAGATACCCCTAGGGTCCCCGGCGGTTTTCGGGGTGCCGGGGCGGTGCATCACCCCTGCCCGCCGCTGGTTGGCGGGGCTTCGCCGAGGCCCAATCGCTTGGCAGCCCATCGTTCGTACAATCCGATGGCAACGTCCGCGCCGGCCATCGCAGTCAGGCAACCCAACGCGCCCGCCGTCCACAGCGACATCCCGGCGGCGATCATCAACATCATCGCCGTCACCCCGCAGACAATGCAGGCACCAGACCGAAGTGCAAGCCGGCGCAACAATGCCCAGCCTCGCGCCCCATCCTTGTCTGCCCGCCACATCTCCCCCGATACGCCACCGACCAGAGCCAGAACGATCACTAACCAAATCGGCATTTCTGCCAGTGCTTGTTGCTCATTCGTCATGTCTGCTCCCCATGGTTTATAGATTCGGAACACGTCCAAGTTACTTGGCTGTCACACCAGAATGTAAGAAGCTCTAGCCGACGTAATCCAACGGATCGGAGCAGAGCAATGAGTGTATTGATCGATGTCGTAACCACAGTGGGTGTGGTTGGCTCGCTAATGATTGGATGGGTTCAACTAACAGATCAGAAGCGATTGGAGCTGCGCACATGGGCAATCAAGCTCGCAACGATTGCCAGTGTTCTGTTGGTGGTGGGCAGCGGGATATGGGAAACGATCAAGTTCGGTAGGAGTGATGCGCCTTTGACGCGCATGGATATCTTGTGGCTCCTGGCTAACCTGTGGAACACAATATTTTATCTAGCGATTGGCGTTGCTCTTGCTGCGTACTGGTCTAGCCCCAAGGGTACGAAGGAAAAGCTGGCAGCCTTTCGAATTCCCACCAGCGACAAATAAAAAAACCGGCCGTTCGGCCGGTTTTTTGTGCCGCTCTCTGCGGTCGCACCTATCGAAGATGACTACTTTTTACAGGTCGATTCCGGTGGCAGCAACCCTGTTTTAATGCCACCCGGTGAATAAGTGGGTAACGCAGGGTGAACGCCTAGCGAATGTCGGCGAATACACCTCCCCGGCAATCTGTTGTTGCTGTGGTGTCCCATACGTCCCACTTTTCAAAATCGAAGTGGGACGCCTGAGAGCGCCTAAATTCGGGGCTTCGCCCCACTGTCCTACTTATCTTTCTCTTTTCTCGTGTAAAGGAAGAAATTTAAAGAACACGCGTTCGCGCGTAAGCGCGTAGTGCTCGCCCGCTACGCTCACACGGGCGGGAGGCACTTCTAGGCGGGACGGTGGGACAGCCCAACAACGACAAGGCCCGCACCTGTCCCACTGCATCAAAACGCAGCGAGACAAGACGGGCCAGTGGGACAACCACAACCGGAACGATGCCTGGGGTCACGCAGCCAGCCCCATCATCACGCCGAAGATCTGCAGATGCGCATCATGCAAGCGCTGGTAGTACGTGTCGCGCCCACAACCGCAGTGCGCATACCGCAGGCGCATATCCACATCGAGCGTGCAGTAATGCTCACGCACCACCGTCACCAGCTCTGGCGCGAGGTGCTTGGTCACGATCAGCTCAATGTCCAACGAACTCTCCAGCGGCGCACGAAAGGCGCGCCGCCCCCTGATCAGTTGCCCGTTGCTCTCCATCATCATCGCAACCATGTTCCCCCCAGCCAGCCCCCCTTTCGAATGTTCTGAATGCAGCTCCTGCGCCCAC